TTCGTCCTTTAAACCAAGACGTATCATTTCCTCATTTCTTTTATTATACTGCTTTTGTTTTTCAGCCAAAAAAACCATTTCAACTAATTCATCTTTAGTGAAATCTTCTGCAGTAATAGGAGTATCAACACCAGCAATATTTTCTAATAATAATCTAGCATTTGTAGGAATACGTTTATACAGCGATTCTACAATACCAGCAGAATCTGTATCTACATCCAAACTTTTACGAATATCAGCACGAAGTTTTTCGTCTTCTTTTTTCTGCTGTTGTTCTTTTTGTTCAGGAGTAATAATACCCATAGTATTATCCTTCAGCTTTTGTTACGTCCTCACGTAATCGTCTAATCTTACGCAATGCTTCAATAGCACCTTGTGCTTTATGCACGTTAATCATACTTTCAGATTGTTCTAGTGTCTTATGCTGTTGCTCAATAAGCACATCTAAATAATTACTGAAGTGGTCCCATTGGCGGCTGTTGCTGACCAGCGGCTTCAGCTTGCTGAATATTTCCTTGTCCATTCGCACTAAATCCTTGTTCACCCGGTACAGGAACCTGCCCAGTACCAATATTACCGCCACCTGCACCTGTTGGGTCCATAGCATTAGCACCTGCAGGTGGCATCATTCCACCTTGCTCTGGTCCTACTGGCTGCTGGAAGCCCTTCATAATCTCTGCCTGCAGTGCGGCTTCGTCCATATTGTTGGTTACTTTGTCGGGGTCTAGTTCCATAGACTTTGCAATTTCACGGATTACATACTGGAACTTAGCAAAGGGTGCAAGTGCAGGATTACTTGCAATCTGCAAGAACTGCATCAAACGCTGGCTACGCACTTCGTTAGCCATAAGACTTTCTGTGCCACGTGCTTTAACTTCCAAATCGCCCTTGATCTCAGGATCAAAGTCAAACTGCATATTAAAGCGGAAGAAGCCTTCACCAAGTGGACGTAACAGATAGTCGTCTACATTCTTAATGATTGTTTTAGTGCTGCCCTGTGCCGCACCCATAAGCATTGAGATGCCCGAAGCTGTACGGCCTACACCAGATACGCCTGTCTGTCCATGTGCAAATGATGGGAAGCCTGTGCTTTCATCTGCCAACACACGTGCCTTGTCAAACAACATCATATTTTCTTGTGACACGTTAGGGAACTTAGTACCAAAGATAGCCTGACCCGGTGCGCCACCTTGTCTGCGGAATACCTTGCCCGGATACAGTGACAAGTCTTGACCCGGCACTAGATTTGTTTCATCTACTTCAACAATCAAGTTGCCTGACAGTACAGCATTATCAACAGCCATACGCATAAAGCCATTCATTAGTGTCTGTGTATCGTCCATGTTTTCAGCGATACCTACACCAAAGAATGAATATGGGTTCAATTCATATGGAGAAGCAGAGTATGGGATTTTAGATGGTTTAAATGGATTAAGCACCATACGCAGCAAACGCCCATTACAAATCCACACATTGGCTTGCAGTTCGTCAAAGTCACGCAGTTCTTTTGGAATGTCAATGTTCTGCTCTTCAAGCAACTCAACATCAACCATGCCCCAATACTCAAGTACCTCAAAGCGGTCAATGCCATGCTCTGGTGCATAGTCAGACAAGTCATCTTCCCAGTATTTCTTGGTATAGTTTTCACCCATAGAAATAACTTCGTTAATGACTTCACCACGGAAGTAAGGACGCTTCTTTAAGTTACGTAATTGAGTACGTGACATTTTATGACGCTCAACCACAAACTGTGCTTCATCCATATTGTTAGCATCTGGGTCTGGATAGAAGTTCCAAACAGATACGTGATTTACTTGTGGGATTGTTTTAAACAACGGATCATAATTACCATCTTCATCCCAGTTAGGGTATTCTTTGTCAACAGCAAACGGACCCTTCATTACACCAGTACCAAAGAGTGCCATTTCAAATGCAGCATTACGCAGATGTTTAGTTGCGCCAGACTCTTCTAACTGATCGTGTATTTTCTTTTGCATCTTCTTTGCAGCAATCATAGCTGGACTAAATGCAATAGCTGTTGGTGTTCTACCCGGCCCCTCTTTCAGTTTATCTGAAATAGGCTCAAGTTTATTCTGCATAACACCAAGTTTTTCTTGAAGTGTTTGTGCAGTAGCACCCGGTGGTAAATCGTTACCATCACCCGCAAAACCATAAGGGCTTGTACCCTGACCTTCACGAAGCTGCTCTGGTTCTTGAGGGTCAAAGTGTACGTCAGCAACTACGCCTTCCGGTAATTCAGTAGGCTCGACAGATAAAGGAAAACGCTGGTTTGCAAACAAGACATCAACAATTTGTCCGTAAGCAGCCAGCGTTTTAGTTTTTGTGACTTTAATAAAGACACGAGATTTTTCTGATTCGGTAAATTGAACATCAGGTCCGTACAAACCACGATAATTGCGGTAGGCTTTTAGCCAGCGTTCTTCGTCCTGATACCTATAATCTTCAGACCGCTTATAGCGTTCCATAATAAAAGGAATAATATTGCTTACATCTACGTCAGAGATTGATGTGTCATCGCTATCTTCTAGTGCAATAGCATCATCTTCAATCATGATTTCATCTTCGTTCATATTATTTTTCCTTAGTATCCAAAGGTTGCGTCTGCTACTCGCATACCGCCACCGGGTCTACCCATAGGGTCATAGTCAAATATACTAAATCTTGGTCTGGACATTATACCATATCTAAGAGCGTCATACAAGTGGTCTTCACTCTTTGTATCAATGTCTTCGGGGTTTTTCTTGTCCAACGGTATTGAGGGAAGTTGGGCCGTGAGGTTTGTGCAAGTATTAAAGAAAACAAGTCTAGGCTCCTCAGTAAATTCGTCTATCTGTAAACGCCTATGTATCTCGTTCTTACCAGCTACACGGCTTCCCCTACTTCTATCTGATGGTCGCCAGCGGCAACCTTTACTAATCATTTGCTCTGCTAGTGATGGTCCTGTGTCACCACGTTTGTGCCAAAGAGAACTATCCAGAACACCGTACTTTATATTACCGTCTTCTGCCTCTAAGTCCAGAATCATATCTGCCAAATCTGTGGCAAGGACTTTAGAAACATAGAGTTCTCTATATACGATAAGTTGCTCATTAGGCGCAACGGCAAACCAAACAACAGCACTGTAGCTACCGTAGCCGTAATCGCAAGCCCTAAACTTAACCCAATTATTAGGAATATTATAAGGCTCAACAACATGAACACGCCTGTCAAACTCAGTGAAGGCGGCACCTTCTTTAATATCCCAATCTCCGTCCAAGAGTTGTCGTCTTTGTTGCTCTGGTAGTGAAAGAAGCATGGCTTCGTAATCACCTGCTTGCGAAAGGTATGGGTTATCAGAAAGTCTTGCTGGAATAAATCTTCTCTTGAATAAAGCTTTTCCAGCCTTGCTATGTCCTGCTGGGTATCGCAAGACTTCGGTAGTTTCAATATCGGTTGCATCGAAGGCTCTGTTATATGGCGAAGGGTCAATGAACATTTTCTTAACCCAGTGATGACCTCTACCGCCGGGGTTGGTCGTAGCCCTCATGAATATAGGCAAGTCTGGTGCAGTGGACCGAAGACGACTTCGCATGTAATTCCATGCATATGGTGTGGCCCATTGTGTCAGTTCGTCAAAGCCTATCCAGCTAAATGCTAGACCCTGATAACGCAAGACATCGTCATCTCTGTCAAGATAAGACATCCACAACCTTGCACCAGATGGCGCAGTCCACTGCATTTTTCTTTCTGACCACTTAATACCGGGCCAGATTTTTGGGTACAACTCTTGCGACTTGAAGATAAGTTCTCGTAGTTCTTCTGTTGTGTGTCGCAGTAACAATCCACTAAACTGTGGATGCCCCATGTAACGTAGTGGATCAGCAAGCATGGCGTATGATTTACCACCACCTGCTGAACCACCATATAATACTTCACGTTCAGCTGCCGCTAGAAACTCTGTCTGCGGCCCAGCATTAGGTTTGAACAATATATTAGCATGTTGTTCAATTTCGCTGCTGTCGTACTCAGGCGATATAGTTTCCTGTATCTTAACCGCTGCTGGCTTTTGAGCCGGTTCTTTGGCTACTGATTTCTTCCGCTTTGGCGATTGCCTTTTCCGCATATTCTGCCCACTTGCGGAGGCTTGCAGCTTGGTTCTTACGCTGTCGTTCATTAGCTAACCGTTTCCTTAAACCTACATGCGAGATGTATCTGCCAGTCTGTGTACTCAACCAATTAGCTACCTCACGATAGCTGTACTGATTTACGTGTGATCTAGCCTTCTCTAACAAGTCCAATTCAATTTGGATAGGTTGAAGAATGTCGGGGTCTTCATCATCCTGTTTATATCCGAAGGGTACTGTACGTGCAATACGTGGGATAGGCACCCATTCGTTTTCTTCTTTAATGTCTGTTGGCTGTGGAAGTTTCCATTTGCCTATGCTACGTGTCATTATTTTAGTTTACGTCTATCTACAACAGTTACCGGATTAACATAATTTTTTGTAGCTAGACCGCCCGTATTCATTTCTGGATTAGGCAATCCTCTATCTGAACCTTCTCCCGCAGGAGTTGACGAAATCGCAGATATAAACGCACCTACTCCGGGGATGCTTTTTAAGCCTATAGATTTTGCAATTTGCAAAGCAGTTTTGGGGGCTTTACCCTTAATAATAGCTTTTTGATTAGAAAGGTGTGCATTTTTAATCATCTTTTGACGTTTATTTATATCAGCATCTCTAATTTTACGTAATTCAGTAATTCGTTTTTCAGCTTTTTCAGCAGCTTTAAAAAGTTCTCTATCTGCTGAAAGTTTTGCAGATCGCATTTGCTTCATTTTATTTTCATTGCTTTTTTGTGCATCTGAAAAAACCCTATCACGACTAGCAATTTCTTTTAACTTTCGGCTACGTTGCGCAGGAGTTTCTTTTTTTATTTGTTTTCTTCTAGCCCTAGATTCTTTGCTTTTACTTGCAAGTTTACCAGCGGCAAGAGTTGCACCAGCAGCAGTTGCTGCGCCGCCAGCTAAAATTGCCTTTACTTTTGGGTCTGTAACTTCACCAGCCATCAGTCATCATCCTCTTACTTTACGATTATCAACTGTTGAAAGAACCATACCACCTTTACGGAAATCTTGACTTCCTTTATTTTTATTCTCTGCAGCTTCTAATTCTGCACGTTTTCTTGCAACATATCTTTCACGATGTATAGTTAGATTTTTAGATAACCTGTTTCCACTTTGCCATGCATCCATAGCTTCCTGTTGCAGTGCTTGAATTTCCTCTGCAGTCATCAGTCATCATCCTCTACAATAACAGCTTTAGGTGGCATAAGCATAACACCGCCACTCGCTTCTACCTGCATCTTCTCTGTCTTCACTAGACCTACACGGTCAAGCAGTTCTTTAGCTGCAGACATCTTATCACGAATACCCAATTCAGTTGGGTCGTACAGCGCACCTGTCATCGCCATCGCCGCCTTCGGCGCATTACGTGCCATGTACATTTGAGTCGCCTCAAGTATCTCTTCTTTAATACCTTTAACAATTTCGTTAGTGCTAGAAGTGTCAGCATAGCCTGCCAGTTTCTTGGCAGCAACCATGTCACCACCAGCTTCATCAAACAAGACATCCAGAAACTTCTGTTGCCGTTCTGTTAGTTGTCTAGCCATATGTTATTTACCTTTGTTCTGACACTTATTAACCGCTTTGCAGTTTGCAGGTGTAGGGCAATTTTTACAAGGTTTAAACTTTCCCATTAGTCTGTAATCTTTCTGTAAAGTTTTGCACCTTCTTTAACGAGCATGTCAAAAAAACCTTCTGACTGCTTTGTTTTCTTATAGCCTGTTTTTTCAAATAAAGATTGGCTAGGGTTACTACCAGTGTAAACTGTCTTGGAGCCTCGCTTTGAACCCTTTTTAGTTTCTATATACGCCATTAAAACTCTCCGTTGTGCATTGCATTAGCAAGTTTTATTGCACGTGATTTTACCTGATTTGCCCACCTGCTGTCAAGCATTTCTTTTGCTGCAACATCAAATTTTTCTTCGTGGATAGCGTTCCACATTTTAATAAACTTACACAAACGTGGTACACCCATGTTAAATGCCATATCCATTAAGATAAGTTGACGTACACTGTCTAATCTGTCTACGCAAGGGTGCGCACGTACCAGTTCTTCTTCGACAATCTGTACGTCATTCGTTGCTAGATAGACCGCATCAGCTTCTGTAATACCATATTCATATATGTGGTCTATAGTAGGAATGTCTAGGTCATCTAGTTCTTCCTGTGTAATGCCACGGTCTTCTAGGTTCCGTCCGATACCAATGGTGTCAATACCAAGAGTATCCTGATAAACTTGTAGCTTCAAGCCTTCGTGGGCTATTAGCTTTTCAATAAAGTTTTCTCTACGATACTTCATTTGCTACTACGTGATTCTGAAATACGATGGTTAGACTGTCCGGGGTGTTTGCCTTCGTGGTTCATCCACACGGCGAAAGCCCCTGTCATTGCGCCTGTTACCACAGATACTAAACCAGCCTGTGCTGCACTGGGATCGGACAAGGACATGAACCACTCGACTACACGCCAACTCATAAGCGTCATTACGAGCATCATAAATCTTGGTAGCAGTTTCCATTCAAGTATCTTTTCTGCTGCCATTATTTCTTTCCAAAGAATTTAGTCGCTGAACGAACTCCAAAAGAAGCCGCAACGATAACTCCAAGTGAGTATTGATACCATTCAGGCATTTCGTTGAGTCTTGCGAAGCCATTTGCTACTACCTCTTCCATACCCGGCACAAAGGCAAGGATTAGCGGAATACTGAAAAGTATGGTAAGCCACTCATCTTTCCAAGACGAAGCCGAACTACGAGCCATTTCAATGTCCCAGTCAATCTCGCCAGTGGCCTTCTTTTCCATGATAGCTGCTTCAGCTTTCGCCTTTGCAACTTTAACTGACGATACAGCTTTCGTTTCTTCAAGTTTTCCATTCATCCAACTCCCAGCTATATTAGCTATTGGACCTATCAGTGCTGTCCACATTATGCTCTACCTCTTCTGAACTTAGCGGTTTTCTTTTGTATCGCTTTAGGCTGGCTGACGAACTGCTTACCAGCACGAGTTCCTTCTCTTTTAGCACGGGTTGTAGCCGCATACTCCTGCGGCGATAACGCTTGTATTGCCGCTTTTGGTAAATATCTTTCGCCCGTTGCTTTTGGTCCCTGAGTAGATGGCTTTCCACTTTTAGTACCCCACTCTGCGGTTGTCCAACGCCTAAGACTTGCTTGTGGTTTTTTAAGTGTCATGGTTAAGTTATACCAGTTTCTAATTCAAATGTCAAGTAATTAATGAATAAGCCATAGCAGAAGCAGCTATTACAAAAATAAAAAATCCAAGTGCAATAGCAGAAACTATACCAACAGCAAGTACAATCTTTACTGTTTCCATCATTTCGTTGTGTTTTTTTATTGCTTCACGTCTAGCTGCTGCTGCTGCTTCTTTTGCTTCCCTGATACGTTTGGCTCTTTCATCTAAAATAGCCTGCCACGTACCTGAACCAAACCTGTGGTCTACTAATCTGCGAACTTCAGCTACTTGCTCTGCTGCAAGTTTAGCATCAATCATTTCTTTAGCAACAGACTGTACACCAAACTGGTCAGCTAGTCTAACACCTGCTTTTTTATTGCTTTCTGCTTGTACTTGACTTTGACCCTGCAGCAATGCATCAATATCACTAGCTATAGAACTAATGTCTTTAGCAGTGTTTATGGTAGATTTAATTCCGTCTACGGCACTTTTTACAAGTGCTATGCCTGCAAGTGTTTCGGCAATCATGTTGGTTGGTTCCTACTTGGGTTGAGGCTTACATATTGCAGTTATCTTTAATCGTTTACCATCCTCCACTGGAACAGATCGTTGTCGGGACAATCTTTCAGCAAAGTATATGCATCTATCTATATCTTTAAATTTTTGTGTCTGGTCAATTAGTGTAGCCCCCAGATATACTGTGAGTACAAACTCAATCATTGGTCTTGTAGCAATAGCAACTCTAGTCTTTGGATAGCCATCTTCATGTCTTGAATAGCATCCTTGTCAGCATGACTGACCTGCATGTTGCTAACAGTAATCGTTAAGTCGTGTGTTGTTTTTAGGTTCCAGCCAGCAAGGCCAATCATAATAGCCATTAAACCCGTGATGATTTGTTTTTCCATTAGTTTTTATACCCACCACCTGCTGCCTTATATTCACGTGCCAGCATCTGTGCTTTACGTGCTGACCACTGACCGGGCTTACCACCCTTGCTGCCAGCCTTAATCTTTTCAAATAATCTTTTTCTCAGTGCTGGCTTAGTGTAGTTGCCAGCTTCATTAACTCTACTTTTGCTCTTCGCTTTAGACTGCGCCGGTTTGCTAGTTTTTCTAGCTGCCCCACCTTTCGCAAGTTTTTGCTTTTTCTCCACGTCTGTAATTGTTCCTTTGTTGGCTGATGCGTAGAAGATTTGTTCACCCTTCTTCTCCCCATATTTCTTTGTCATGGCAGATTTAATCTTGGAACCTTTTGTTGTTAGGGGCATCTCCTTTAACTCCTCTGGGGTACGAATGTTTCTTCTA